TCAATCAGAGGTAAAGCTCTTTCATTACTTAGAAGTGGTGACATCAATGCTATTCCTAAGCAGAAAGAAACTAAAGGTTCAAGCAAAGCAGACGTACTTGCTGACCTAGAAATTGGTGAAATGACTGTACAAGAAATTGCTGATGAAATTGGCAAAACTGTAAGAGGCGTCAAAACAATGTTAACCAGAAGAGGTTTACAATGTGCTGATTACAATGGTGCAGCTAAAAAAGAAATAGGCTAATCGCAATAATTAGCGGGGGGTCGCACAGACCCCCTTTTTTTGAGAGAGAGTTATGAATATTGCGAGTGCGTTACTAAAACAATTAATAGTACAAAGAGATTTAGATACTTGGGCTCAGGTAAAGGAGATTTATTTACCAAATGAGTACCGAGGGATTTTTAACATCTTGGAAAAGCACGTCGACAATTATCAATCTCTCCCAACTTTTGAGGAACTTCAGTACGAAGTTCGTGACTCAAAAACACAAGAAAAACTCTCAGCCATTCAATCAATCGAAGTTGAAGTCGATGCAGACATGCTTCTTGATTATCTAAAGAATGAATATGCCCAAGTAGAAATATTAGACGAACTCGACAAGTATGTCGATAAAACTGTTACTATGGCAAGTGCTGAGGAAAATATAGAACAACTACAAGAAATAGTACTAAAGGTAAGTGACAAGGTTGATATCACTCCGCCTTCAGAAAGTATGCAAACTATTACACTTTTTGAAGATGAAGAACAAAGGTCGAAGTATTTACCTTTAGGACTCAATACAGAATATGATTCCTCGGTGAAATTCTCACCGAAAGATTTAGTGCTTGTTGGTGGTAGACGAGGTTCAGGTAAGTCGTTGACTTCCTGTAATCTTGCTGTCAATGTTTATGAATCTGGTAGAAGTGCAGTATATTTTACTATCGAAATGGACAGTCGTTCCATTCTACAAAGAATGTGCTCCATTGCTACAAGAGTTCCATTTACAAATATTAGGGACAGAAGTCTCAGTAATGAAGAATGGAATCTTGTAGCAGGTTGGTGGGCAGGTCGTTTTGATGGTGGACATGAACTTCTACAAGAGTTTGAACTCAACAGAGATTTTGACGAGTTTCACAGAAAACTTGTTAAAAGAGAATTAAACAAAGAAAAGCAGATCGATGTTATTTACGATCCTGCTCTCACTCTCTCAAAAATTCAAAGCGAACTCGATAAGAGAGTAGCTCGTGCTGACATTGGGATAGTTATTGTTGACTATCTTAACCAAGTCCGCCGCCACAACGCACCTTCAAGAAACAGTCAATACGACTGGCAAGAACAAATCGAGATTAGTAAAAAGATGAAATCCTTTGCACAAGAGTATGAAACTCTAGTGTTTGCCCCTTATCAGACAGACAACACAGGCGAAGCTAGATTTGCAAAAGGTATCTTGGATGCTGCAGACGCAGCTTATTCACTTGAAACATGGGAACCAGCAGATAAGTGTATGACATTTAACTGTACAAAAATGAGAAATAATGAAGTAAAAGGTTTCTCAAGTGAAGTAGATTGGAAATCACTAAAGATTGGCCCGAACTCAGCAATTACCCCTGCTGAGAAACAAAAAATGAGAGAAGATATGGGCATGGGGGATTCAGATGAAAATGCACAGGAGAAATTATAATGTTAATGTATACTGAAAAACAATTAGAAGAATCCTATACAATCTTTGTATTTGGATTAGTAGAGATTAGAAACAAACAAAATGTACCAATAGATATTCCTACATTAGAAGATTTCAGACATATATATGAAGAAGGCTGGAATCAAATATTAGAGGATGAATGGTATTTTGATGGAGGAGAAGATGGCAGCGGATCGTATCACTAAAGAAACAGCAGATTTAATAGCAATACCACCTCTTACAATAGAAGTACAAAAAGTAAAGTTTATATTAAATCAGAAAAAAGTACAAGAGAACATAAAAAATGTTCCATTAAATGAACCTTTAATGGAAAGTATTAAAAAGCATGGTATTATGTCACCAATGCTAACAATGAACAACTATTGGCCTATAGCGGGGTCGCAAAGAATACGCGCACTATGGGAACTTATCAGAACCGAAGAAGATGGATATACATATAAAGATATTAAAATCGAACTTCATCGCTTTGACAAAGATTGGTGGAATATGTATTTACTTTGGCCAGACAAAGAGTTTGTAAACACTGCTCTTGCAGTATGGTTTCAAACTGTAGAACTTGCATGGAAAAGTAAAGTATATGAGTTCACTAAAGATGATAGTGGAGTAGAAATGACAGAATTTGAAAAATTAGGAGATGAATTAAAAGGATGGAAACACAAATCATCACAGAAAACAACAGATTAAGAACATTTTCAAAAGAATTTGAAGGAACTTTACCTGAAGCTCTTAAAATATTTGTAACGCTTCGTAAAGCTATGGAAGAACACAAAGGAATTGGATGCGCTGGTATACAGATAGATTTGCCAGTAAGAATCTTTGCAGCAGGTAATCCTGCACAACTTTTCATAAATCCAAGAATAGTAAGTAAAAGTTCCGTTACAAAAAGTGATTGGGAAGGATGTTTAAGTTGTCCCAACACTATGGTAAAAGTAAGAAGATCGCACAGTATAGAACTTGAATATGAAACTATACTTGAAGATAAAATAGAAAAAGTAAAAACAAAGTTCAAAGGTTTTGACGCTCGTGTAATTCAGCATGAGTTTGACCATTTGAACGGAATATTAATTATAGACAAAGGAAAAGCATATAGACCGTGACAGTAGAAGAATTACTCGCAGAAGAAAGAATACCATTTAAAGTTTCACCAGCAGACTTTGTTGTATCATGTTTAAATCCTGAACATGATGACAGTAATCCAAGTATGAGAATTGATAAGATTACTGGTATATTCAACTGTTTTTCCTGTGGTTTCAAAGGAAATATATTCAAACTTTATGACAAACCTAGTAACTTTCTTGATATAAAAAGAGAGAAATTACGACAAAGAATAGAAGAAAAAAGGTCGGCTTCTGTAGGATTGAAAATGCCTACAGATATTATGCCGTATGTAGGAAATGAAAGAAATATAAAACCAGACACTTATAAAAAGTTTGAAGCATTTATGTCAAGTCGCTCTCCATTTGGAGACAGAATTGTATTTCCAATTCGTGACATCACAGGAAAAATCGTTGCCTTTAATGGCAGACTGAGGCAGAACTCACATATAAAAGATCAGCCAAAGTATGTCATACATCCTCCCAAAGCGATTATGCCCATGTATCCCACTAATATTACTCCCATCAAAGGTAGAGTGATATTAGTGGAGGGCATTTATGATGTAGTTAATTTGCACGATAAAGGATTAACAAATGCTCTGTGTTCGTTTGGAATATCAAATATAACACCAGAGAAATTATTACTGCTCAAAATGAAAGGTATAGAACAGATTGATATACTGTTTGACCCTGATGATGCAGGACAAGCTGCCGTAGAGAAAGTTCAAGAACTCTGTGATAAAGTAGAAATTAAACATTACCATGTAAGAATTCCACCAGAGTATGGAGATGCTGGAGAACTGAATGAAAATACAGTATTAAAACTTAAGGAGAATCTATATGGCTAAATATGTTTATGCTGACCATCACTATGATTGGATGTGGGAATGTCATGAGAAAGGAATGACTTATGGAGAAGTTCTAAAGAACTGGCCATTTGAAGATATGATTCCGAGTAGAGATTCCATAAGAAGAAGATATCCAAATATGCAACACTTTGGATTAGAGGCAGCAAAAAACAATTTACGCAAGTTATCAAACAAAAGATGGACAGAAGAAGAAAGAAAAGAACTTGCACTTGCATATAATCTTTGTGAAGGTAGTATGGAAGAAATAGTAAAACTCTGCAAAGAGATAGAGTTTGAAAGAAGTCCAAATGCAATAATAGATGAAATACAACTGATGCAGGCAGAAGATAAATTACCTCGCTTTGAGAGTAACAATTCCGCACAAAGTAGAAACAAAGATTGGACAGAAGATTTTTTAAAGTGCGGACTAAAAATTATAGGAAATTCTTTTGGTGGTGCATATAAAACATACCAAGTAGAATGTTTAGCATTTGGGCATAAAAGTAAAAAGAAAGCACTGGAAACTTATAGTGATGTAGGATGTGGTTTCTGTTCCGCTGCGGGCAAAGTATCATTAGAAACCTTGAGAAACTCTCCCGAAGGAAAGTTACCTTGTGTAGTATACTTTGTAGAATTTGAAGATGGAGTAGTCAAAGTTGGACACTCGGTATATGGTGCAGTCACTAGAGGAAAAGGTTGGCCGCCCTTTAAAATTCTAAAAGAAATACATACAACAAATTTTCACGCAAGAAGAATAGAAACAACCGCACATCATGATTTTGAAAGAATAGAGTTATATAAACCAATAGCAGGAAATGGCGGAAAAGAATGTTTCCAACCAATTTATAAACAATCAATTTTAAAATACTTAGAAGAGGAGGAAAGGAATTTACCCGAAGATGCAAAAAATATTACTTGACAAAAGGTTAAAATTCCTGTATAATATATATTATGAAAGTAGCAATAGTAGAATCAAAACCAAGCAGAAATAAATACTTTGAATTGTTTAACAACAAGTTTCAATTTGAACAGTATGCACTCTGCTCCAATCCACAGATAAAGAAAGTATTAAAACGAGATGTGGATATAGTTTTTAATCCAGATGATTATGACTGGGTTATTCTAGTGGGTTCAGAACCACTAAAATTTTATACAAAAATTAATTCAATCACCGAGTATAGTGGTAGAATTGTTGATGACAAATTTTTACCAGTTATCAATCCTGCTATGCTCACATTCAAACCTGAAGCTAAAAACACTTGGGAAGAGTCCAGAGATAACATAATTAAGTTTATATCTGGTGAACTCAAGCAAGAAAAACTCGGAGAAGAATCATTACTCGCAATCACAGAAAGTGAAGAACTGCATAAGTTTTTACAAGATGCAATTGACCACTCATATGATTATGTAGCACTTGACTCTGAGACTACAAGTTTATATCCTCGTGATGGACATATGCTCGGCATTTCACTAGCTTATCAAGAAAATCATGGTGCATATATTAGCACTGACTGTATTGATGAAAAAGCAGAAACAATGCTTCAGGAATTATTTAATAAAAAGAAAGTAATTTTTCACAACAGTAAGTTTGATATTGCTTTCTTTAGGTATCACTTTGGTTTCAAGTTTCCACAATTTGAAGATACAATGTTGATGCACTACATGATAGACGAGAATCCAGGCACTCACGGCCTAAAACAACTCTCACTTAAGTTTACTCCATTCGGTGACTATGAGAAACCAATGTATGAATGGATAGATAATTATCGTAAACGTAATGGTTTACTCAAAGATGATTTCAGTTGGGATATGATTCCATTTGATATTATGAAAGATTATGCAGCTTATGACGCGATTTGTACTTTTCTTATCTATCAGAAATTTGCTCCTTGGTTTGAGAAGAATGAAAAATGTAATAATGTTTATCGTAACATTCTTCTTCCTGCCACAGAGTTTCTTCTTGATGTAGAGAGTAATGGTGTTCCCTTTGATAGAGAACGTTTACAGAAATCCTCGGTGCTGATGCAAGAAGATATTGACAAGGCAGTTGCTTCTCTTTATGAATTTACAGAAGTAAAAACATTTGAAGCAGCCCAAGGAAAAGATTTCAACCCGAACAGCACAATGCAGCTTCGTTCTTTACTTTTTGATTACATAGGTCTGAGACCTACTGGAAAGAAAACAGGTACTGGAGCTGACTCAACTGACGCAGAAGTTCTTAAGCAATTAGCAGAAGAACACGAAGTTCCAAAACTAATTCTTGATATTCGTCAGAAAGTAAAAATTAAGTCAACTTACCTTGACAAGATACTTCCTGCTCTTGACCGTGACGAGCGACTCAGAACTGGGTTCAATCTACATGGAACAACTAGTGGTAGGTTATCAAGTAGTGGTAAGATGAATATGCAACAGATTCCTCGTGACAATCCAATCGTTAAAGGTTGTATTCGAGCAAAAGAAGGAAAACAAATTGTTGCAATGGACTTAACTACAGCGGAGGTGTATTGTGCTGCGGTTTTAGCAGATGATAAAGCACTTATGAAAGTATTCCAAGATGGTGGAAACTTTCACTCTAACATTGCAAAAATAGTGTTTAACTTACCTTGTGATGTGGAAGAAGTTACTCAGTATTATTCTACTGAAAGGCAAATGGCAAAAGCTGTTACTTTTGGTATTATGTATGGAGCTGGCCCGAAAAAGATTAGTGAACAAGTTACAAAAGATTCAGGAAAGTATTTTAGTACAACTGAAGCTAAAGAAGTGATTGATGATTACTTTCGACAGTTTCACGGCTTAAAAAGATGGCTAGACAATAGTAAGAAGTTAATCGAAAAACAAGGATTTATTTACAGTTTCTTTGGCAGAAAGAGAAGATTACCAAACGTAAAGTCAACTGACAGAGCAATCGCTGCTCACGAAGTTCGCTCTGGTATTAACTCTCTTGTTCAATCTGTAGCATCTGATGTTAACCTTATGGGTGCTGTTGATGCGCATAGAGAAATATGTGAAAGAGGTTATGAAAAGAACATGAAGATATTTGCTCTAGTTCATGACTCTATTCTTGCAGAAGTAGATGATGATTATATTCAAGAGTATCAAAGTATACTACTAAAGAATGTTCAAAAAGATAGAGGACTATCAATCCCAGGCTGTCCAATTGGCTGTGATTTTGAAATCGGAAATGATTACAGTATGGGTAAATTTGAGGCAAAGTATGAAACTGTGGAATGAGTGGTGCGTTCCTGATACTGAAACCATGATTGGTGATATAGTAATGGAATGGAAAAACAAAAGCACTCTTATTATGAACAAATGTAAGAAGAAAGAGATAGTTGTTCAAGCGGGTGGCCATGTAGGAATATTTCCTATTGGACTTAGCAAACACTTTCGACAAGTAATTACATTTGAAGCAGTGCCTACAAATTTTGAATGTTTAGTAGAAAACATACAAGTACGTGAGTTACATAACATAGATTATTACTCCGTAGGCTTGGGCAGAGAAAGAGGAAGTGCAAATATATCCGCTACAAAACAGGGAAACTCAGGAGCAACACAGCTTGTTCCTACAGACATGGGCGATATAACTTTGACCACAATAGATGATTTAAATTTAGTTGATTTAGATTTACTGTGGTTAGATATTGAAGGAATGGAAGTAGATGCACTTGAAGGCGCAAGAAACACTATAAGAAAGTTTCAACCAATTATTGTACTTGAAAACAATGGTCTAATTTTTGCAAAAGAGTTTAGACCTGATGGGGAAGAAGAACTTAGAGAGTACATGAAAGAAAACTTTGATTATACCTTGCAGGACAGACTCATGAGAGATGACATCTATGCGCCTCGAGGATATTAAGTTTCCCATTTTCGTTCTACATAGTGACGAAATTGAAGTTCGTGATGGACTTTTATTTTGTGATACACAAATAGTAGACGATAAAAATATGAAAGGCAAAACTCTCGGACAGAGAAGATTGCAAACCCCACACAAAAATATTTATCCCCTGCGCTTCATGATTGAGAACATTCGAGGTCTAGTAAAGCACAGGGGTAAATTTTTTATAGACTCACACGGAAAGTTTTTTCGATATATCAAGAATATGAAAATCGATATTAAATACAAGAAAGTACGAAAAGTAGAAAAGAAAGAAGTAGCAACTTTGATATGGGTTGAGGGAATACCTTTTCCATTTGAAGAAAAGCGACCTAATACTTCGCCTTATGTTGGTATCGCGTATATTCAGAATAGACCCTCTTTCATTTACGATTTTGTAGCTGAAAAGAGAAAGGACACATGGCGTAAAATATGAAAGCAGTTCTCAGTAATCGCATATTCATGGAAGTTAGTAATGAATTACAGTCGAAAATCGACGAAGAACTTACTTATGCTATACCCCCAAGAAATCCACTTGACCCACCATTCATTATAAAGAATATGGGAATTGTTCGGAAAGGGTTAGTGACATTACCTATCGGAAGAACGGATTTGATACCTGAAGATTATGAGATAGTCGATAAGCGTGTTGACTCACCAATCGAAGGTTTTGACTTTAAGTTCACTTTACGACCTTCG